CGTACACATCTTTGCGGCTGATAATGATTTCCATGTGAACCCCTTCGTTTGGTCAGGCACTTGTCGGCAGCCTGTTACGCCGCGAAAGACCAGACCCGCTGGCCTTTCGATCGTTTCGCACTCGCTGCACTTACGGCACAGGTCTAAGCGGTCTGCCGGTGGTCCCTTGCGCTCATCACGCCTAGATCAGAACTCCGGTGGTTCCCTTTTTCTATCCCGCTGGTTCCTTCGCGGCGTTACTTACTGCATCTACTACGGTTCCCATTGTCTTGACATTGACAGGTCATGTCAAGCCCCTGTACCAAAATAATTTAAAAAAGGTGTTGTATTTACGCAACAAAAATAATTTGAAATTACCGCTTGACGATGTCGGAATTGAAATCTAAAATTTTTCGGGCACGGGTGCGTCCAAATTTTTCTGCATCTTTGCCGCAAAAGCCGCTCACTTCAGCGGCTTTTTTCACATTCACAGGAGCGCCATGATGGAACGCATTACGATCGAAGTTGAAGACGATGGCCGCATCACCGTCATGGCGGAAAGCCCGGACGAAGAGATGGAAACGATGGAGTTCGACAACATCGAAGACGCCATGCAAGCCGTGCAAGGTTTGATCATGGATGAAGAAATGGACAAGGAAATGGAATCCGAGGAGGGCGAAACGGAGTCTATGTGGAACGAAGAAGCAGCAAAGCGCCCAATGAACCCCAACATGATGCGATAAGGAGATCACCATGCAAAACTACTCAAACCCAGAGAGCCGCAACACCATGCGTGCAGTCGGCGAAAAACTGAAATCCGGTCAAGCGATCGGCGGCGGCGGCAACCAGACACAGGGCGCTGGCGAAATCCCCGGCAAGGTCTCCGTGCCTATGCCCGGCACCAACACCACACAGCCAAAGCAGGGTGGCGGCATGAAGGGCAACATCCCCGGCTTCCAAGGCGGTGAGATTCCCGGCAAGGTATAACCATGCCGAGTAAAAGTCCTGCGCAAGCACGCATGATGGCTGCAGCAGCACACGACCCGGCCTTTGCAAAGAAGGTCGGTGTCCCTGAGTCTGTGGCAAAAGACTTCAATGCTGCAGACAAAGGCGGCGGCTTGCTTAAAAAGGCGATGGCTTATGGCCCGAAGAAAAGCAGCAGCAAGACTTGATGAGCTAAACGGCGCACCGCCGAAGCTTGCTTCGTCCGAGGATTTGGAAACTGTCACGCAACGCGGCGGTTACACCAATGCAAGACGAACCAGCTCTGGTCTGCGTCATCCACTAAAGCTCAACCTAATGGCCGTGTCTGAAGCATTGGTCGAAGAGGGCCTCGATCCAGCGGTCGAGTTCGCACGCATTCTCAAAGGCCGGCCTCTAGTCGATGAGAACGGTGAACCCGTCATCGATCCGGTTACTGGCCAGCAAGCGCGGCGTTATGAGCTTGACGCTGACGTGCGTGTTCGCATGCTGTCTGAGATTCTGAACTACACGCAGCCCAAGCTCAAAGCAGTCGAGGTCAAGATGTCCGGCAGTCTGGAGTTGACCAGCGAACAACTTGACCAGCGGCTGGGTGCTTTGCTGCAGAAGGCGATGAAATGAATCTGGCCGGCATCAATCTGGCGAAGCTCGACGACACCGAGAAGCGTGAGCTGTACGAGCTGCTGCGTCTGAAGGACATCAGGGCCAAGCGAAACAAGCTTGCAGCCTACGCGCCGTATGCCAAGCAGGTGGAGTTCCACGAAGCAGGCGCAGAGTTTCGCGAACGCTTGTTCATGGCAGGCAACCAGCTTGGCAAGACATGGGCCGGTGCATTCGAGGTTGCAATGCACGCGACCGGCATCTACCCGAGCTGGTGGAAGGGCCGCAGGTTTCCGTATGCGACTCGCGGCATGGTCGGGTCCGAATCAGCCGAACTGACTCGCAAGGGTGTGCAGCGTCTGCTGCTGGGGCCGCCAGAGATCAGGGAAGAGTGGGGCACCGGCGCGATACCGCATGCGAACGTTCGCGACACCAGCATGCGTGCAGGCGTTGCCGATGCGGTGTCGAGCATTGTCGTTCGCCACGTCTGTGGCGAAGACAGCGTGATCCAGTTCAACAGCTACGATCAGGGTCGCACGAAGTGGCAGGCCGACACAGTCGATTACGTCTGGTTCGACGAAGAGCCGCCGCTGCCGATCTACTCCGAAGGCTTGACACGTACCAACGCAACCGGCGGTCTGGTGTTCGTGACCTTCACCCCACTGCTCGGCATGTCCGAAGTGGTGAAGCGGTTCCTGCTGGACAAGCCCGAGAGTTCGACCGTCACCACCATGACGATCAACGATGCGGAGCATTACACACAAGAGCAGCGCGATGCAATCATCGCCAGCTACCCAGAGCATGAGCGCGAAGCGCGTGCCAAGGGCATACCGATTTTGGGGTCTGGCCGCGTGTTCCCGATCGTCGAAGAGGCGATCAAGGTCACCGCGTTTTCGATACCGCCGCATTGGCCGCGCATCGTCGGTCTGGATTTCGGTATCGATCACCCGACCGCTGTGGTCTGGATGGCATGGGACCGTGACAACGATGTGCTGTACGTGACCGACTGCTATCGGGTCAAGGACCAGTCGATCGTGATCCACGCTGCCGGCATCAAGGCACGCGGCGACTGGGTGCCAGTCGCTTGGCCGCATGACGGCTTGCAACGGGATAAGGGGAGCGGCGAACAGCTTGCGTCCCAGTACAAGGCACAGGGCCTGAACATGCTGAAGGACCGAGCCACATTCGAGGATGGCAGCAACGGCGTCGAGGCCGGTGTGGCCGAGATGCTGTCACGCATGCAGACGCATCGCCTGCGGGTGTTCGCTCATCTGGAGGACTGGTTCGAGGAGTTCCGCCTGTACCACAGGAAGGACGGCATGATCGTCAAGATGACCGACGACTTGCTGTCTGCAACGCGATACGCAATGATGATGCGCCGTCACGCTAAAACGCAATCGGAATCAGAGGCGCGAATGAAGATGAACCGAGGCAACGCACCGGTGTTGAGCTTCGGAATACTTGACAACGAGATGGGGTACTGAGATGCCTGAAGCCAAAATCGCCAAAGACCCGCATGGGTATCCAGTCGATCTAAGACGCCCCATCGTCACTGACAAAGAAGGGGTTCACACTGAAGTGTCGATCACTGAAAAGATCGGCGACAAATACGTGAACCTGCCCAGCGTCTGGAATGGCAAACGTCTGGACCCAAGGAAGGACGAAGACTATGCCGAGATCATGCGCAACTACGAATCGGAAAAAACCCTTGGTTGGAAATTTCCCGAATTCAAAGATGAAAAATCGGCTGTAGACGCAGCCATAGCTCGATCAAATTACATTGGCAAGGTTCGTCGCAAAGAAATTCTCAACGCAGAGAAACGCATGTGGGACGAAGAAGCGGTTAAACGCAAGGAGAAAAAATAATGGCCGGCATCAACCCTTACAGCCTTAACCCGCCGAGAACAAACAGCGGCAACGCCAATCCGTTCGGCACCCAGAGCGTCATGCCACAGAGCAACATGCCTGTAGCCGGCACGACCACGTCGTCGTTCTCTACCCTGCAGAACGTGCAAGAAGGTTCGACCGGTGCGATGGGTAGCCAGATGGGCGTACCACCGCAAGGTCCGCAGAACCAGCTTGGTTTGCTGGCATCGCAGATGAGGTCACGTTCGTCGGCAGCAGCGCCAGCCGTGCAGAACGGCATGGGCGCAACATCAATGCAGATGCAACCGTCAACGCAGAAACAAACGCAACAAGGCAGACAGGCTGGCCAATCGTCAGCCATGGCAATGCAGCCGACTACCTACTAAGGATTTACGATGGAACTACAGCCACAGCAGATCGATGTCGAGATCGAAGAAGTCGAGATGATCGACCCCGAAGTCGAGCGCGAGAAAAAAGAAGAGCGGCTGCAAGCCTTTGGCCGCAATCTATCCAAGCAGAGAGACGAGTGGGTTCGCGATCGCTACAGCTATGGCGTAGACAAACGTTGGATTGAAGACGAAGACCAGTACAACGGCAAGGACAACATCAACAAGGCTGCCAGCCAGATGATGACTTCCGTCGAGCAGGGCTACCCTGTCACGACGCAAGGCTCGAAGCCGCACCGCTCGACCGTCTTCATCGGCATGACACGTCAGAAGACCAACGCGGCAGAGGCGCGAGTCGCCGACATCCTGCTGCCGACTGACGACAGGAACTGGGGCATCACGCCAACGCCGAACCCCTACCTGATGAACATGCTGAAGGACGACCGGGCAGCGACCGACAAAGGCCCTGTCGGCCAGCAGATGGGTCAGCAGCCGGGCATGGAGATGGGCCAGCAGGCAAACATGCCTGCCATGCCACCGCCACAGGCACCCGGCATGCCACAACCTGCCGCAGCACCAGAGGGCGTTCCAGCGCCACCGCAACCCGGCGCTATGCCACCCGGCCCGATGGCCGGCATGCCTATGCCGCCTCAAGGCGGTCTGGCTGCGATGGCCATGCCACCGGCAGGCCCACAGCCGATCACCGACCAGAGCGGTCAGCAGATGCGCATGAAAGACATTGCGCGTGCTGTCATGGACTTGGCCAACAAGAAAGCCGAAGCGATGCAGCGCGAGATCGAAGATCAGCTGATCGAGTGCGACTACAACAGCGAACTGCGCAAGATGCTTCACGACGCTGCCGTGTTCGGCACAGGCGTCATCCGTGGTCCGATCGTCACCAACCGCACACGCAAGGCGTGGCAGCCCTACACCGATGCACAAGGGCAGCAGGTTCACCAGATCGAGATTGTCGAGGAGCTGGCACCTGCTTCGTTCCGTGTCGATCCGCATAACGTGTGGCCTGACCCGGCATGCGGCGAGAACATTCACCACGGCAAGGGCGTTTACGAGCGTGAGCAGATCACCGCAAAGCAGATTCGTGAACTGGCCAAGCAGCCGGGCTTCATGAAGTCTCAGCTGCGCAAGGTGCTGGAGGAAGGGCCGAAGCGGTCGCACACCATGGAAGAGCTGCGCGATGACGACCAGCGTGATGTGGCGCGTGACCTGTACGAGATGTGGACCTACTGGGGCGAGGTCGAGCATGATGACCTCGACGCTGCAGGCGTTGATGCAGGCGACAAGGATGAGTTGAAGAGCGTCAGTGCTTGCGTGATCATGATCAACAG